AATAATGCTTTACTTGCTCCTGAAAATTCAAGCATAGGTTGGTCAACTATTCAAACTATCCTTGATAGAGGTTATCATAATTTGTATCATTCACCTAAAGGTAATGCTTTAACAGTTGATACTTATTTTGACCCATATATGGATTATAGTAAAATGACACCTGGATTTACAATGTCTTCTTCAACACGTCCAATTTCTATTGGAAAATTTCAAGAAGCTGTGCGAGATAGAGGTGTTACTTTTAGATCTATTAGACTACTTGAAGAAATGAAAGTATTTATATGGAGAAACGGAAGACCAGAAGCTCAACCTGGTTACAACGATGATTTAATTTTACCATTTTCGGTAGCTTGTTTTTTAAGAGAATCATCGTTTAAGTTGAGACAAAGTGGGATGGAAATGACTAAAAGTATGTTAAATAATATTTCAAATAATACACATAAATATTCTGGTGGTTATTCATCTAATAGAAACACAAGTGGGCCTTTTAAAAACCCATACAAAATAGACAACCCTTATTCAGGAGGTGAAGAAGACATCTCTTGGATTTTATAAATTAAAAAATGGCAGATACTAGACTATTTTCAAGACTAAAACGATTATTTTCAACAGATGTTATAATCCGTAACACAGGAGATAACCAGTTAAAAGTAATAGACATAAACAAAATACAAATCTCAGGTGATTATGAAACAAATTCACTTGTAGATAGATTCAATAGGATTTGGACAAATGCTAATACTTCCATTTATGGTTATCAAAGCAGTTTTAATTACCAAACTTTACGACCCCAATTATATTCTGAATATGATGCTATGGATACAGATGCAATTATTGCCTCTGCTTTAGATATTATAGCTGATGAAAGTACTTTAAGAAACGACATGGGAGAAGTATTACAAATCCGCTCATCAGATGAAGATGTGCAAAAAATACTTTACAATTTGTTCTATGATGTATTAAATGTAGAATTTAATTTATGGGCCTGGATTCGTAATATGTGTAAATACGGTGATTTCTTTTTAAAACTAGAAATTGCTGAAAAATTTGGTGTATATAATGTTATACCATACAATGCATTCCATATAGAAAGACAAGACGGGTATGATCCTGAAAGACCATCTGATGTAAGATTTAGATTTGATCCTAATGGAATTTCATCCCCTTCAGATTATGGGTACTATAACGTACCAAACTCTGCAAATCAAGCAAACGATATATATTTTGATAATTATGAAATGGCTCATTTCCGTTTATTAACTGATACTAACTTTTTACCTTATGGTAGATCGTATTTAGAGCCTGCTCGTAAGTTATTTAAACAATATACAATGATGGAAGATGCAATGTTGATTCATAGAATCGTACGTGCACCTGAAAAACGTATATTTTACATTAACGTTGGTAATATTGCACCTGCTGAAGTAGAAAACTTTATGCAAAAGACAATATCTAAAATGAAACGTACTCCATATATTGATCAATCAACAGGTGATTACAATTTAAAATACAATATGCAAAACTTGCTTGAAGATTTTTACATACCTGTAAGAGGGAACGATCAAGCAACTAAAATTGACAATTTAGGTGGTTTACAATACGATGGAATTCAAGACGTTGAATATCTAAGAGATAAATTATTTGCAGCTCTTAAGGTACCTAAAGCGTTTATGGGTTATGAAAAAGATTTAACTGGTAAAGCTACATTAGCTGCTGAAGATATTCGATTTGCCCGTACAATTGAACGTATTCAAAGAATTATGGTTTCTGAATTAACAAAAATAGCATTAGTTCATTTATACACACAGGGTTATACTGATGAAAATTTAACTAATTTTGAATTATCTTTAACTACTCCTTCAATCATATACGATCAAGAAAGAATAGCATTAATGAAAGAAAAAGTAGAATTAGCCAATGCTATGATGGAAGGTAAGCTAATGCCTTCTGATTACATATATGAGCATGTATTCCATTTAAGTGAAGACCAATATGATGAATACAGAAGCCTAATTGTTCAAGATGCTAAACGTAAATTCCGTGTTGCTCAAATAGAAAACGAAGGAAACGATCCACTTGAAACAGGTAAATCATATGGTACACCACACGATTTAGCTTCTTTATATGGTAGAGGAAGATACGATAACGGAGAAGTTCCTGAAGGATATGATGAAAAAGATCCTCTTGGAAGACCAAAAGAAAAAGTAACTAATCGAAACACCCAAGATGATGCTTTTGGAAAAGATAGAATAGGAATATCTGGAATGACTAAAGATAACGATGAAGGAGATTCAATAAAACCAGAATACAAAGGTGGCTCTCCATTAGCTTTAGAAACAAAAACTACACGAAACAAAAATGCATACGCTTTTAATGCAATAAAAAACCAGAAAAAGCAAATGATTTTTGAATCAGATAGGAAAGGAAATTCGTTACTAGATGAAAAACAAATACGAGAGTAACATTTTTTTATATATTTATAAATAAACCAATATTGGGATGCAAATTAAACATTCAAAGTATAAGAATACGGGTATACTCTTTGAACTTTTAGTCCGTCAAATCACAACTGACACTCTAGATGGCAAAGATTCCCCCGCTAAAGATATACTAAAAAATTATTTCGTTAAAACGGAATTAGGTCGTGAGTATAAGTTGTATGAAACTCTTTTGAAAAAAACAACATTAACAGAATCAAAAGCTAATGTTGTAGTTTCTACATTAATCGATTCTTCTAAAGTATTAAACAGAGGAGCATTAAAAAGACAAAAATATAATTTAATTAGTGAAATACAAAAACACTATGATTTGAATAAATTCTTCAATCATAAACTTCCTAATTATAAAGTATTTGCTGCTTTTTATACTTTACTAGAAATAAGTCATTCTTTGTCTCCTATTAACCCGGAACAAACCATTAATAATAAGGTAACAATTTTAGAGCATTTAACTGCAGCTAATATTGAAAAAAACAATGTTAGAGATGAAGTATTAAATGAACTAGAAAACTCAGATAAAGATGTTAAACTCCTTACATATAAAATATTGATGGAGAAATTTAACACTAAATACGATAATTTACATTTAAACCAAAAACTCATCCTTAGAGAATATATTAATTCGGTTGACAACACATCTCGTTTAAAGGAATTCTATGAAGAAAAAATAAACGAAATAAAAACTGAATTAAAAAAACTCAATAAAAAAACAAACAACCCAGTTACCAAAATAAAAATTGATGAAATTGTTTCTGTTATTAAACCACCTGCTAAAAATAGTAGGATAACAGATAATGATTTAGTTGATTTATTGCAATATTGTGATTTAGTTAACGAATTAGAGGCTGTAAATGAATAATCTTAAAGAAATAATAAGAAAAAAAATTAAAGAGATGAGCGCTACCAACCAAGGTGGTGCTTCTTTTACACCTGGTACTGGAGAAAATTATGCTACTCCAAAAGTCTTTAACAAAAACAAGAACGCTAAAGGAGCTAAGAATATTTATTACTATAAGTTAGGATATAAAGCTGTTCCAAACACTAAACCTAAATCTTTCGATAAAAAACAATTATGGGAAGAGGAAAAAGAAAAAACAGGGGCAGATAAATTCCAAGACGATAGAATTAAAGAATTCGATCAAATTGAAAATTTAATTAAAATGTTGTCCCCACTTATATCAAACGCTAAAAACGAAACTATAGAATACTACTCTGCTAACCCAGGATCGTATGACATATATAAACCATCATCAATGGTTTTAACATACATTCAAAAAGCAGTTGATTTATTAAACCAAAAAGAATGAAAAAGACCTTACAAACACAGTATCTATTAATCCAGGAAGGTAAAGGACACAAAGGTGTTTTCCTTGCAGATGCTAAACGCCAGTTTCCACAATATGTACGTAATGCTGCTACATATGAAGAAGCTGTAGCTTCCCTCAAAACTAAAAATGTAATTAATGAAAATTTTGTTGGATTAGAACCGATTGTAGGGTATGAATCTAAGAAAAAGGAATCTTATGAACTTGCTTTTGAAAACTTCTTAGCTGAAGCTAGAAAAAAGAAAGATGAAGATGAAAAGGTAAAAGCAGAAGAGAAAAAAGTTTCTAAACCTGTTGAAGAGGATCTTAGCCACACATACGACTATAAGGATGAAAAAAATCCTGACAATTTGATATTTGATCAAATTATGACAGGATATTACATGGAATTAAGATGTCCTGAAAATGCTGATAAAACAATGCAACAATTAAAAGACATTGTATTGAAAAATTTAGCTAAAGACCCAATTTACTACACAAAAAATGGCCAATTTGGAGTTAGAGATTTAGGATATGTAACAGACCATCCTGGTTTAGGTGAGCCAAAAGAACCTAAAGGTCCTTATAAATCAAGCGGGTATGGTAATTTGAATGAAAGTCAAGAAGAAAGAGAATGGATTAAAAAAAGTCTAGAAAGACAACTTACTAAACCTTCATCTACTGAACCTTCATCTACTAAAAAATCCCCCCCAGAAAAAATTGAAGCTAGTTTAAAAAAATCTAGAGAAAAAGAACTTGAACGTAGAAAAGAAGCAGGTGAACTTGAAGAAAATAAATTGCGTGAAGTACTTCGCGAAATAATTGATTCTGAATTAAACGAGATATTCGGTGCAATTGGTTCTCAAGCAGGTTTACTTTCTAAAGGAGGATCTACTAATCCAACAGATGTAACTCAAAGAAAAACACCTTACAACACATCAAGAAGAGATGATGAAGTTAAAAAACCTACAATCCATGATGTGATTGTTGATTTATATGGTGAAGAATTTAGAAGTGGAGGTTTATCTGATAGTAGATTAACTCAACAACAAAAAGATGCTGCTTGGGCAGAATATAAGAGAATACACGGTGAATTAGAAGAAGCTTACCAATTAATTAATATTCGCCCTCAAGTAAGTGATAAAGAAAGAGAAGAAAGAGACCCCCAAGAATTTATTACTACTTATTTAAACAGTTCAGTTGAGGAATTAATGAAAAAGAATCAACACCTAAGAACCCTTAGAAACCCTAAAAACCCAGAAGAAATTACAGGTGTTGCTATCCGTGCTAGACTATTAGAACCTAAAAATTTAAAGTCTTTAGGATATGATGTTAACCCAATGTTTGTAACTTTTTTAAATACTGCTAATAATATAGGAGGTAGAATTGAACTTCCTGCTAGGGATTCTAAATCAAGAAGTGGTTTAGATGAATATTTCCTTCTTAATAATGTTAATGTAGGTAGAGACGGAAGACTTTCATTTAAACTTCCAAACCCTAAATTTCAAAAACCAATAGGTGAAAGTTTACAAGAAGGTGTAGAAAAAGAAATAGCTGAAATAAACAAATTAGCTGAATATGAAGTATACGAATCTAAACTTGAAAAAATTGATGAACTAATAGAAAGAAAATGTTCACAACTTAATAGACTTGACGAGGATGAAGATATGAAAGCTTTAACTGATAAGAAAAAAGTTAAAGAACTTGAAAAAGATATTAAAACTTTAGAAAAAGCTAAAGCTAAACTTGAAAAAGCATTAGCTAAAAAAGCTAAAAAAGCC